AGGTACAGAATCCTGTGCGGTTACAAATAATTTCAGTAATTAAGCTATCTATTTTAGAATAGTCTTTTGATGGTTTAGAGTATGAAATAGATTCATTTACTACTTCCATATATGCACCTGGTGTAGATGGAGTTGAAACAAAATCCCAGCACATTAATTCAAAATCGTCTTGTACCTCAATTGTTTCACCAATTTGACGTACAGAACCCATACCACGAGATGAGATACCTACGGTGATATTGTTGTTAAATAATGCTTTTAATATATTACCTGATGGAGTATTTAGTATTTCAATTTTACCATATAAATCTTTACCTTGCCAACTTAAAGCAACAATATTATGTGATACATTCTTTAAATTAATAACAGGAGAATCGGGATGATCTAATTCACCTAATGCACGACGTTCTTTAACTGGTCCTTCTAAGTATTTATCAGCTTCACGTCTTAATACTTCGTAAGGATAGACACGTCCATTACCATTTTTAGTTTCAGCCTTTTGTATCAAACCTTCAACAAACATTTTACCGTTAGGATTTTGCATCGACTCCTTCAATGATTGAGGAGTGGCGGTAAATAATGCTGTTTCTATTAATAATTGCTTATCCATTATTTCATTTCATTCAAGATACGACCAACTAAAACACTCATTTCGTCTTCAGTTAGTTTATCCATTTTAACTTTTTTGGTACCATTTACAGCATCAATTACATTACTATCTTTAACTTCAGTAGGTAAATCAGTGCGTTTTTTACGATCAATCTTCATTGCATCTTCGTTATAACCAGCTAAATGAAGTTGAGAATAATATGATACGTTATCTTTTAAGTTTTTGCAAACGATCTTATCAGCTTTTATTTCTTCAGTACCTTTATCTAACTCATAACGCATTCCTAAATCATATTCTTGAGGATTACACCAGTCATTTGGCATACCATATTCTTGTGGTTCAGATTTTGCTTCTGTAATAATACCTTTATTTTTTAAAATCCTAACAGCATCTTTAAAATTAACTGTATTAGAAATAAATTTAGGTAATGCCATTTTAACGTTACGTAAAAACTGAGCTTCACTCAATTTTCCTTCATTTAATGATTTATATTGATCGAATATACTTTTCATTATTTTTTTAATGTTTTAATTTTCTTGTTTAATACGGCTAATCGTTCAGTCATAGCTTCTAATCCTTTAATCGAATTAGTCAATTGATTTTCAGTTTTTAAATTATTTTCTTCACGTAAACGTAAAGTATAATCAGTTAATTGATCTATTTCTTTTAAACGTTTATTTATACCTCTGATCGCATTTGACATTTTACGCTCAGGCGACATTTCAGAAATTGATTTTGAAAATGAACGATACGATACTTCATTTACAGCACCTTTACCAATAATTTCTTGTTCGTCTTTATGAGATGTTTTCTTAATATTGGCTTCTGTGGCTTCTTCCATTCCGAATTGAGTAAGTGCTGTTGGATTTATTTTTCCAAATGCATTTGGGGTTAAAATATATAAACGTTCGTTAACTAAGTCGTTAATTAATGATTCATATTTAACAAAATCAAATGTTTTACCTGATTTAGGTTGTTTACCTACTAATTTGAAGCCTAATTTTTCAGCGTATTTAGTAGCTCTATTTTTACCACCTTTAGAAAATGCAAATGGAGTTGAATATGCTTCTCCACCCGAAGTAGCATTTTCTTCATCTAGAATTTCAGCAATTGCTTGACGTATTAATTCGCGTAATTTTTCCATTATGCTGTTCTTAATTCGTGTAATAATTCGTAGTAATTCATCAAATTTAATACATCATCATCAGATACACTTTCCGATTTAGGAATCATGTTTAGTATATTATTTACTTCTGATAATTTGATTTGGGTTTTCTTATCTGATACTTTTTGAGATAATACTTCTAATTCTAATTTGATGTTTTGAATCTGTGAATTAACAAATTCTTTTAATGTTACTGTATTTGAAATATTATTGATGAATTCTTTCAATAATGATTTTTGTTCAGGTAATAGATTAGAATACTTAGTATTGAATTTTTCTACAATCATTCGATAAATAAACAAGCGAGTACTTTTATCTTGTTTAGCGTATTCTTCTAAGATTTGATCTTTGATTTGAGTTTTATCTACTGGTTTTTTAGTTAAAAATTCAAGTAATGTTACTTTATTATCAATAACAATTTTAGGGTCAGTAAATTCTAATGAATTATGTGATTCTAATAAGTTATAGATTGAAGCGTTTACTTTATAATTTTGAATTTTTGCCTTAAAGAAGTCCTCTAAATCATAATATTCTTTAATTTCTTTAATCAAATTGTATTTTTCCTTACGTAAAGCAGTTTTGTTTAACTTTTCAGATAAACGCAAAACAGTTTCAACTAATGACTCAGCTTTTGATTCTGATAATGATTGAACATTAATTAATGTTTGATATAATTTATGTTCTTTAGCTAATTCCGTTTTAGAAAAATATTTTTTAACTAAAGTAGCCGCTTGAGGATCTTTATTAGATAAAATATCACTGGCTATCTGGCGAACTAAAAGTTCAAATAATATGCCTGTGTTCTTATATTTTGAATTTTTCAATTTAGACATGTTCTAGTATTACTCTGTTATAAATATCGATTAGTTTATATATCCTTAATATTTGATTCATCTAATATTGAAGGTTCAGCCATAGCGTTGACTTTCTTGAATTTAATTTCTTCAAGCATCTTCTTATTTTTTAAATATTCAATTTCAGATGTTTGGTTTTCTAAAGTCCATGTAGCCCCAGATCCAGGAGATGATTTTAAAGGCTCATGCATGCCTTTAGAACCAATAGGATCTCTACCTAATGCATGATCTTGTGTTCCATAATCAGATGCTTTTTCTTTAGGACGACCAACTTCTTTTTCATCATATCCAATAGGTACTTCACCATAACGACCTTTACCATATAATGAAGCTAAATCATGTGGCGTACCAAATGATGTACCTGATTCAACTGGATCATTACCTTCATTTTCGATTTGTGAGAATCTAAATGAACGTTTTTTATCTTCAATTACTTGATTTCTATATTCTGAATATTCGTCTTCTGAGAAATTAAATATGTTATGGTATATATAATCTGAAGGTAATAAATTTTTATCTAAAATACTATTAGATAATTCAATTTTTTCTTTTAATAGAGCAATTTTTTCTTGTTCGTAAATGATTGATGGTGTAGTTAATGATAATTCAAAGTTAGTTAATTCAGCATTATCGAATCCTTGAGTATATAAGTGAACTAATGCAATTTTTGTTAGTTCTGAAACTATAATACGTTGGATACGTTCTACAGTACGAGCAAAACGAATATCTTCAGATGCTAGAGTTGCTTTACCTGTTAAATCTTTTTCAAAACCCATAAATGCTTTTGGAACACGTAAAGCAGCAAATAATTTATCACGTAAGTAAGTTACGTCTTCGATTGCTGTGTATTCTAAGCCTTTTAATGTATCGATTTTTGTTGTTGAATCATTACCTCTAAGCGGAATAAAGAAATCTTCCGTTAGATTCATCATATTGTATTTTAAATTATAGTCACCTGTAGCTGGGTCAACATAAGGAACTTTTTTAATACGTTGTTTCATTTTCTCCATATAAGGATCTACCTCATTAGGAGCAATATTTCCAATGTTTGTATAGAAAATACGTTTTTCTGGAGCACGCATAATACGATGAATTAACATCGCATCCTCCATTAAAGTTAATTGCTTGAATATTTTACGACCTGGTTCAAGATATGAACGTCCATAAGGTAAATATGATGGATCAGCTAATAATCTAAAGTGAGCTATTTCGTAGTTTTCGAAATAATCATCTCGTTCTGTATTTGTAGCATATCCATAAGATTGATTCATATTAATTTTGAATCTTACATATGATGGATTAGCTGGATTTGTTCCTTCTTCACGTTGAACATCATATACAGAAAATGGCATTACATTATACACACCATACTTTTCAGCAATATCTAGATGTAAATAAAAGTCACCATACTTACACATTGTTCTAATCCATGACCATAAATTAAATTCTACATTTAATACTTCATAGAATAAATTATATAGAACACGTTGTAATTTAGCATTCGGGGATTTAATATGTAATACTTCACCCTGCTCATTTTTTAAAGTAGCTTCATCAGCTATAATATCTAAAGCAGAAGCAATGATCGCATCCGTATCCATTGCTTCATAATCAGTATATAAAGAAGTACGTAATGTTTGATAATTCATTAATGGCGTATAAGCCAATCTTGAATTACCTGCATGTATTCTGTTGAATCTGTCAATTAATGAATTCGTCTGAATATTGCCATATGATTGTAAACGGTCAACATCAATTACTCTTAATTGATCCCCTCCTACATTCCTAATAACAACATCAGTGGAAAATAACCTTCTTAATCGTCCGAAAAGACTAGTATCTATCGCCATATTATTTGTTTCAATATGTATTATATGTTATAAATATTAAATATAAGTAAGAACCTACAATAACCAATTTAGATCATGATTGTTTCCATATCCGTCCTTCATTTCCCAAGGATTTGTAGGTAAATAACTTTGGTTATTTACTGATGTAGAAGAAATTGATAATGAATTTAAAGTTGCTTTAGTCATATCCATACCATTTTGATGGTAAACTAATGCGGTATCCCTGACGTATAACCCAAATGATAGAGCTAATACTAAGTCGTCGTTATATCCACCTTGAGCTTGAGCTTTGCCGTTTTCCCAAATGAATGTTCTTAATTCTTCGATTGTACGTTTTGATTGAACTACAAATTGACGTTCGCGTAATGATGTTTCTAATTTAGAAATAAATAACGGTCGTGTACGAGTTGAGTTAGTAATACCTTGAACAGTTTGATCATTTTCCATTCTAGATACAAAATTATCTATAGACATATCTGTTCCTTTTGGAGAATAATATACATTCTGATATCCAGTATCAGCTATTGTATTTAAAACATCCCAACCTAAAGTTGCGTTTTCAACTACAAGTAATGCATTATTATATTCTGTTGCTGCTGTTACTAATAAACGTCCGAACTCTCGAGTTCCAATTTTAGATTTAAATTCAGCTACTTGTCTAAATTCTTTAGTAGCTATTATATGAAAAGTTGAATAATCACTTCCATCTCCACGAGCAACGTCAGCACTTACTATATATGTTTCTGTTGGATTAGCGTATTCATAAATCCAATAATCACCTCCCATACCACGTCTTTCAACAGGATCTATTACATATGTTTTTTCATAAAATTCAATTATATCATTTGTAATAACATTATTACCAGAAGCTAAAAAGTCACACTCATATTCTTGAGCA